GTTATTGATTCTAAAGGACTTACGGGCGTTGCTGTAAGCTATTGATTCCAAAGGGATTGTCTAGTATAATACAATCACGCTAAACGCAATTCGGGAGATTTTCTATAGCAGCGTACAATCAACGCTGATTACGCTAAATCGCTGATTCTATTACACTTAGGATCAGGTTTTCGTGCGTCATACCGCGCATACGCGCGCGAGTAAAGGCTTCCGCCCGCGCGAATCCAGAGTATCTAGGGTCCCTTCTGCCGAAATTGATTTTCAGAATTTGATTTTTACCCCGTCTGTAACCCATTGATTCTAAACAACTTACCAAGGCGACTTTGGGGCCTGCTTTTAGGCCCCTAAGTGCCTTAGAATCAGTAACATGCAGAGGGGTGGGGGTCTTTGGGAGGGGTTTATGGCCTGGTGATGGGACCCAAACAAGGTTTTGTATTTTATTTTTATAGTTTTTGCATACAGTGAGTCAAAAATCAAATTACAGCGTCTAATATAGCAGAAGGAGTCACATTGACTACCGTAAACCTAGAAAAAACCTTCCGTATCGAGGACCTACCCTGCATCTGGGACCTCGACATGGATCAAGAATACCTTATTGAGGGCCTTCTACCTGAAGAATCTCTCATTCTCCTAACCGGCGAGAGCGGTTGTGGTAAAAGCACCGTTGTCTTAGCCTTAGCCAATGCCGTAGCGAACGGCACAACCTTCCTTGGACGCAAGTGCGAACAACGAAAAGTCCTCTTCGTCGATGGGGAAAACGGTCTGCAAGTCTATCACGAGCGTTTTCGGCGCTTGAACATTATTGAGAATCCCAACATGTTCTTCTGGGGTCTCTGGGTTCGTCCCGAGCCTACAGGTCCAACACACAAGGCACTTCTTCAATTTGCATTAGAGCACCGACCTCTCATTATCTTCGACTCTTTAATCGCTTTTCACCCAGGCAGCGAGCAAGATTCATCAGAGACGCGTACCTACATGGATCATTTTCGTCGCCTCGCCAATGCAGGCGCAACTGTTCTAGTCATTCATCATATAGGCAAGGGCGAAAGTACTCGCGAATATCGTGGATCGTCCGATATCAAAGCTAGTGTCGATGTAGCCTACCTTCTCACGGCACGTAAACCGCTTCTAAAAGAGATGGAGCTAAAACCCTACAAGTCACGCGAGGGTGCCCTTGAGACCGTTGACTTCGGCCTTGAAGGCGACCACTTCTCGCTCTGCAATCCGCGTCACAAGGCGTGGCAATACGTCGTTGACAACATTAAGAAGTGTCCAGGCCTGATTCAGCAGGACCTAATCAAGCTTACACCGAACGTTGGAACCTACGTTGTACGCAATATTCTTGAAGAAGGCGTCAACGATGGCACCCTCAAAATAGTCACAGGGGCCAAAAATGCGCATCACTACTACCTAAATGACCAAAAAACAGAACCTCAAACAAAAGGCATTTAAGTGCTTTATAATGAGGCAGTTGTCCCGTACCCTGTTTGTTAGTCTTTCCCCCTCTCTTAAGAGGGGAAAACACAAACAAGGGGCCAAAACAGAACGAAGATGGTATGAGTAACCTAACAAAAGCAGAACAAGAAATGCGTCAACTCGAAAGAGCCCTTTCTAGGCTATCAGGTGTATCAAAGGTTTTAATCTTCTATGATGAAGTTGAAGATGAAAAGGTGGCGATCTGGTTCGCGTCAGCTTGCGACAGCACCACAGCAAAGCTTGCGCGAATAATGCGTAAGTTTCCAGAATGGGCCTTTGAAATTGACGAATTAGATGGCCGAGATGGTGATGAACTAAGCATCTCAGGAAAGTGGGCAGATGCACGTAAGTTAGCAATAGCACTACTCTAACCCAGGCCATAAACCCCTCCCACACCCTGCAAAAATAAATATTTCAAAAGTGAGTCAAAACCCGAATTCCAGCGTCTAATATAATGAAGAAAGAAATATTTTCGGAGGTAGTATGAAATACGCGACAAACCAAGTGTCTGCAGCGCCATGGTATGAACGCGCGGCCTCTGCTATGGTCCGAAACGATTACAACCTGTTCAGGTTTGTAAACGAAAACAATCTTAATCTGACCTCCACAGAGTGCCAGAACATACTACGCACTAAGGCGTTTCAGGATGTGCTTCGTGTTGAACGTAACAGGTTTTATAAAGAACTGTCTACGGACCCATCGAGGAGTAGAAATACGGCCATCGGTCAATTACTCTTTGCTATAACCAAGCTTCTCGACGGGGAACAGTACGATAAGGCCGTTACGGCCATCGCGCAACTGTTCAAGGCAGAAGGCTGGACCTCCGATCAAGCACAGTTTAACATCTTCAACGACTTGAACGCGAAGGACATTGAAGGTTTGAAGAAGCACCTGGCAGATAAGTTGGAAAAGAAGTAGATGACTCCCAAAACCGAACGAAATTATATTGAGTTCAAGCCTGAGTTTGAGCTTTCTCCCGAACCAGTTAGGCCTGAACCTTGTCCTTACTGTAATCCTCGGCGCTGTCCTGGTTGTGGGCAACCTGTCTATCCCTACTTTGATGAACCTCACGTAGTTTGGGGTAACTGGATAAATGGCTGATATTGACGCGATCCTCGAAAAGTTAGAGAATTATTCCACCGAGGATGCACTTGTTGTTCTTGACGCCATCTCTGAAGACCGTAAAGAAAAGCACTTTGCGAAATACTGGAGTTGTGACCCAAACCCTGAGTACCAACAGTTCTTTGATTCAATAGCCGACAGCTTTGCGAAGTTTACATCGGACATCAAAATTTACGCAATGCTCGGGGGAAACCGCTCCAGTAAAACCGAACGTGGCGCTTTTCTCTCAGTTGCGTGGTTGTTCGGTAAGGAATACTTCAGAGACGAGCCTGCTTGGCGCTATGTTAAAGACCTTCCCATTCCCGAACATGGTGTAAATGTCTGGGCCGTTGGCTTGGACTTCTCAGTTATTCAAGATGTGATCTGGCGCGAAAAGTTGCGCTCAGGTCACAGGCATCCCGGCCTCCTGCCAAGAACCCCGTGCCCCCTTATCACAAGGATTTCAGATTCTTCTTTCCAGGTTGAAGTTGATGTCAACGGTCGAAAGTCGATTCTCACGTGCAAGAGCGCGGATTCGGGTCGGGAGAAGTTCCAATCAGCGTCAATCGATCTGGCCTGGATTGACGAAGAAATCGATGTAGAAGTCTACAACGAAATTTATCAGCGTACTTCCGACTGCGCTGGTAAAATCATTCTAACACTGACACCCTTAAACGACATCGGCAGTGCTGCTAAGTCCCCTTGGGTCTATGACTTATACAAGGCGTGGCGCGCGGGACAAAAAGATGCCATTTTCATCAGTCTCAACACTCTTGATAACCCTTTTATCCCGGAAGACGAAAAGCAGAAATTAAAGGAAAAGTGGGCAGGTCACCCCGAGGAACGGGCAAGACTCTACGGCGACTTTATTCAACGTGCGGGTCTGGTTTATCCCCAGTTCAATTGGGATAAACATGGAATTAAACCGTTCTCCATTCCTGCTGACTGGCGAAGAATCGTCAGTATTGACCCAGCTGCTACAGGAACCAATGCAGCAGTTTGGGCAGCCATCAATCCTAACGGCAACGTAATCATCTATCGTTGCTACTACGAGGCCAACAAGATTGTTTCCGACCACGCAAAGAATATTCTAGTTCGCAACGGCGGCGACAAGATTGATATTTGGTTAATTGACCCGTTTTGGGGCGCTGCGCGAATGGCAGATTCCCACAAACAAGGATGGCTTCTCTGGAAAGAAGCAGGCATCCCGGTCAGACTAGCACCCCGCGCCGATGATTTCGGTAGAGATACCCTCGCTGAGTATTTAAGCGCGTCTCTGGATCAAGCCAACAGGCACCCAAAAATCTTCTTCTTTAATACCCTTACAGATGTCCGCGACGAGTTTGAAACCTATGTATGGGATTACATCTCCAAGGGGCCTCAAAAAGGCATGAGCAAGGACAAACCCAGGAAGCGCAACGATCACGCGATCAACGCAATTCAATATCTGGTCAGCCTGCGCCCTAGAGCAAAGATGTCTGTTGCTGCTGCATACAACCCGAATCAAAGTTATACTTAATGACAAAGGTCGTGAGGGCGACCTAAAGAGGAATAGCCACCAGGCTATAAACCCCTCCCTTCCATGACATAGATGGAAAATCTATGACAGGCTCTAGGCTCAACCTATCCTGACATGAGGAAATTAAATGTCTGTTACTGCACAAAATGCAACGTATCTTACTGGCGGACCGACGGCTTCCGGGCAGGTTCTAGCTCCCAACGAGCTTTCTAATTTGGAAGTCGCTCTGATCGGCACCGTGACCTTTACTTCTGGCGCGGGTAGTGAGACTACTGGCGTTATTAACTTTATTGATGGAACCAAGACTCTCTCGTTTACTCCAACCGGCGTGCTTGCGCAGGTCATTGGTGGAACGAATACTGGCGTTGGTGTCCTGAGTGTTGCGGTTGCTAATGCCGCAACGGCGACTGTGACCTTTACCACAGGTCTCACTAACGGCGATACTGTGAAGATTCTGTTCCTGATCGTGAAGTAAGGAGCCAATATGAGCCTATTTCGCGGTGAACACCTTGTAGATTGTGTGCTTGACGGAAATACCGTCTTTATCACCAATCCTACTTTTGACGCTGGTACTACTATTGCGCTTGCAAACCCTGCGACCAGTCTTTCGGTTACAGGTGCTTTGAGTGTTGGGGGCGCTACGACTCTAAACAGTGCTTCTCAGACGGGGGCTGCAACTTTTGCGACCGGAACGGGCGCTGTTACTCTCAATGGCAACACTACTGTTGCTACCGACAAGACGCTTGCGGTAACTAGCAACGAAACTGTTGGTGGAACGCTTGTTGTAACAGGTGCTACTACTTTGACTGGTGGGGAAGTTGGCTACACCGGCGGTTCTGCCGCCTCTGCTGGCTATGTGGGCGAAGTAATTTCAAGCGCTGTTGCTGTAGGAAGTCCTGTTTCATTAACTACAGGAACACCTGCAAATGTTACATCAATTTCTCTGACCGCAGGTGATTGGCTAGTTTCGGGTAATGTTAACTTTACAGCGAGTTCTGCAACTACTACAAACGCTTCTTTGTGGGCTGCTGGTATAAATACAGTGACTGCTACTATTCCTACGGATGGGACAGAGTGCTCTGCGGTTTACGCCACAACGACTGCTTCTTTTAAGGGAAGCATTGCTCTTTCCCAGAAACAAATCAATGTTTCTTCTACAACGACAGTCTATCTAGTCGGAGAAGCAACTTTTTCGGCGGGTGCTGTTGGTGCTTATGGTTCGATTGCGGCACGCAGGGTTCGTTAATGCAACTACTTAAAGAGACACTATTTCTGCTTCTTGCCTTCTTGGATGCAGAATTTACCAAAAGGCGATTGTCTGAACTTGGACTTGATGCGGAATTGAATCCGTTTATTAGGTGGCTTGGCAGCAGAATTGGAGTCGAAACAGGTGTTGATTTAGGTATAATCCTTCCAACCGGGGGTCTAGCGATCCTCGGTTGGTTCTTCCCCGAACTGCTGACCTTTATGATCGGTGTTCGGTTCTGTTTGTTTTTGTTCCAGCAAAGGTCAAGGTATGGAAACTAAGCTAATGGATTTAGATGCTCCCGTAGCTCCAGAGGGAGAGCAAGTAGAGGCAAAAGATGTTTCGCGCCTTGGCGACGGAGTAAGTGATATACTCGGTCCTGTTGTTGTAGGCGGACGAGGGGGCGCAGATTGTTTTTGGTCCGAACGTACGGTGCAGGCTGGTGTTAAGGACCCTCTGGTGGAATGGCCTTCGCTTGATGCTGGATTTGTTCCGCAGAAGAGGCCTTGGTAAATGGCACTAACAGATACACAAAAAACAGAGATGCTCTCGGAGCTTTTTAACTCTGAAAAGGTGAATGTAACTTGCTCTAAACACGTTTATTTTGGTCCGGTGAAGGGTAAGCCAGAGATTCAACCTGCTCTGGGATGTCCTAATTGCTGGAAGGTGTTCTTCATATGTGAGATGGCGAGTACGCCCCCAGATGAAAGACGCCAGAAACTCGACGAAATCGAGGAAGTTCTACACAAGATGGTTGAAATGGTAATTGCCGGTACGTGGGATTTGGAGCTTTACCCACATGCCAAAATCGAAATTGGTGAGGAGTAAGATGGCTGTTTTTACATTTGTTCCAGTAGCGCCCGCTGGTAATGGAACCAACACAAACAACATTTATAACGCCACGCTGGGCGCTGGAGCTAATTCAGCAAATCTTACCCCAGGCGTTGACGCAATTGTTCGGATTGCTTGTAGCGCCGCAATTGCGATCAGATTTGGCCAGTCAGCAGCGTTGACCAATGCGGTCGCAACTGACATGTATTTTCCAGCAGGCGTGTATATCTATGATATGGGACATCTCAATGACGCGCTGAATATCTACGCGTTTGGTGCGGGTACGATTATCACGTTGAGTTATGTACCAAGGAACTAAGGGATAAAGAATGGACTTCGGGCCTGTACAATTCTCTGGAGATCGTGTAGCGCAAGCGCGTCGAACACTCGATCGTATGTGGACGTATCGCCGACAGTTTGATCAAAGGCGGGCTATTTTCTATAGACAGTACGTTTCCCAGCGCGATGCACAGAAGTTTCCAGACAATACAACTAATAGAGCCAATACATTTATTCCGTACCCTTTCTCCAACGTCGAAACTGTTGTTTCGCGTGTAGATGATGGGTTTTTCTCATTTTATCCGTGGTTTGAAGTTGCTGGTGTTACTGAACAAGATGACCATTCTGCAGAGGCAATGCAGCTTGTCCTAGACAAGAAACTAACGCAAGCAGGTTTTAAGAGTGCCTTCGAGGCGCTTGTTCGTAACGTTGCTATTTATGGCTTTGGTGGCCTTAAAGTTGATTGGAACTGGGATTTCAGGACGCTTACAAAGCCGGTTCCAACGTTTGCAATGCAAAATGGACAGCCTGTTCCCGATCCTAATACAGGTCAGCCCATCGTCATTGGGTATCACCCACAGACCTTTCAGGTTCCTGCAGCCTGCCCGCGCATCACCGCAATCGACATCTACGATCTACTTGTAGACCCTGATGGTGGAATTGCAGCATGTTTGACTGAAAAGACCCTTGGTGAGCTTCAACGTTACTGTCAAGCATATAAAGCCTCAACCGGCCAGGACTATTTCTACCCAGAAGCTGTTGCAGAACTAACTCGTCTAATTACTGAAGCTTATCCAGAGGCCCCCGAGTCCGTTCTAGTTCGTTACGCTGAAATGTGGGATGAAGCGGCAGGCACTTGCACAACCCTCACTTTTGGCGAAGACAAAGACGCAATCGCGTGGAAGGACCTCCGGGCCAGTTATCGCGCGACAGCTTATTCTCCTTATAAGCGCAAGCTTTACGATGGACCTCCTTTGATGCTGTGGGACGGTCCCAACACCTTCGATCACAAGCGTAACCCTATTCTTTACACCAGTTACGTCAAGCTGCCTAATGAACTCTACGGCATAGGCGCAATCGAGGTTATCACAGACCTCACTGAATCCATGAACAAGCAAATCAACATGCTCATGGACAACTGGAACATGGCAATCAACCGCCGTTACGCCTATGACTCGAATGCAGATATTGACCACGAACAGCTTAATCAAGCGAACGTTCCGGGTGGTAAAGTTGCAGTAAACGGTGACCCCTCCAAAGTTATCATGCCTCTTCCATTCTTTACCCCGGCGCAGGGAGACTATGCGGTTCTCGATCTCTACAAAGGTATGATAGAGATGGGTTCTGGTATCTCGGACTTCTATGGTAAGGCTGTTGGAAGCCCAACAGGTAATCGAACTGCTACAGGCATCAATTCTGTCATTAACGAATCAAACTATCGCTTCAAGCTGTTCATTCGGAACCTTGAACTGGACATTCTTCAGCCTATGCTCGCCATGTGCGCGAGTATGATTCAGCAATACATGACCGATCGGGAAGAAGTTCTTATTACGAAGGCTCAAGGCCCGCAAGTCCCGAAGTGGCAAGTCATTGATCCTGAAGCAATTATAGGCAACTATGAATTCAATCTAACGGCAGCTAATTACGCAACCAACAAAACTGTCCGGCAACGTAATCTGATGACATTCGCGCAAATCGCCCAACAAACCCCCTACTGGCGTGCGGGAGAAGGTCTTCGTGAAATCGGAAAGGTCCTCGAAGTTCGTAACATTAACGATCTCATTAAATCGGATCAAGAAGTGCAGATGGAGCAGCAGCAGGCACAGCAGCAACAGATGCAAATGGCTTTCGCAGAAAAGGTCCTTGATACTGAAAGTGCTATCGCTATTGCTGAAAAGTCTGGACAGATTAAAGCTGCACAGGCAGCGCACAAAGCCGGAGGCAAAGGAGGGGGAAGTTCCCCTCCTAAGCCGGCCCTCCACCGTCCCGAAGGCCGACCGGCAGGTGTAAATCACAAAATCCAAATGCGGGGCATCAACGATACCGAAAGTGATACACGCCGTTTTGCACAAGAAATGGGTGGCAACGGTATAGGCTAGGAGCAAAGGCTTGAAAAGACTTACCCAAAGATTTACAAGAATAGTTATGACATTTCTTCTGGGTACTGTTCTTACGGGCCTTGGAAGCTACGCCAATACATTCGTTATGAAACACAATCACGGTGCAATGCCTGTGTGGTGTTTTGATGACACTTGTATTGAAGAAGTAGCTGCTGACCCTCAACATACGCTTCTTACCAAGGACTCCAAATACCCGATACTAGCGGATATTTTTCCAACGTACATAACTATTCCACAAGGTGTTATACTTTCTGGTATAATGAGTATTGGTGATGTCGCAATCTTCGCAGGCCAAGTAATTGTTTGGTATACGGAAATATTTCTACTTTTACTTCCCCTCACACTTCTGTGGGACCTTTTTAGAGTAATTCGGAGAATTTGAATGGATAAAAGTGGGAGGGGGTTTATAGCCTGGTTGGTTGCACTGTTCCCCAGGCCAAAAACCCCTCAGTGGATCGTAGTTGAAGTTGAAAAGCCGGTTCCGGTTCTTGAGCATTCAGATGCAGCAGCTATTGCAAGTTTGAAGGGGCATCCAGGCATCGAGGCACTTCTTAATAGACTTCGATTACAGCAAGTTGCCATAGAGCAACAGATATTGTCTAATCGACATGAGGACCTTGATGATGTCAATTTTTTACTCTCTTGTGTTTTTGGGCTTAGGGCTGCTCAATCTGAAATCCGTAGCGCCACGAAAAATCAAGACAACCGGCGCACAAGGCCCGCTTCCCCAGACGAAATAGAACAGTTTGAAAAGATCAAAAGTGCTATTGAAAGTGTAAGACCTGCACAACAGTAGTACTTGAAATATAGCAAATCCTACAAGGAAAATAATGAATACATTGAATTTTGATGATGCTCCCGGTGGCGATCTTAATTTAGACGACATCTTCGGAGATAGTCAGCCATCGACAACGATGGAACCGCAGCAAAAAGAGCCGCCAGCGCCTGCACTGGAGACAACTCCGCAAAGTACAGAGCCCGTAATCAAGACGAAGACGGGTACTGTGTATAAGACGATGGACGACGCCGTACAGGGCATAGAGCATAAAGATACTCTGATTGCCCAGCTTCGTGAACAGGTAAGACAGCAAACCGGGACAGACCCGCTCGCTGCACGAAAACCTGCACCAACAACTCAGCCGACTGGCCCGAAGAGTTATATTGAGGATCAGGAACAGTACTTTGAGGACATCGCAGATGCGGTTTCCAAGAAAGATACTAAGGCGTATATGGCTACTCAGCAGAAGCTGATTTGGGATAGTCTTGGGCCACTCGCTCCGACTATTACATCGCTCGCTAAGGCCAATGCAGAACGGGTTGTTGTACAAGAGGTTCCCGACTTTAAGGACTTTCTGAATTCTGAGCAGTTTAGTCAGCTTGGTCAGACGAGTCCGCTTCTCGCAGAGGCGATCCGAACTGCGGAGATGAATCCGCAGGCAGCTAATCAGCTGCCGGAGCTTTATAAAGTCGCTTACTATTCTTCGCAGGGTCGTCGGGTTCCTGAGCTTTTACAATCGGCTAGGGCTGAAGCGCCTCCGATTCCACCCCGACCCACGGTTCATTCAACCTCGTTAACCCCTCCGCCTAATAGTGGCGCACCGCAAGTGCAGCCCGGCATGGATACCAAAGATGGTCGCCAGGCGTTGATTAAGCAGATGGAAGATCGAGGCATTGGGAACCAACGATGGTAACATAAAAAGGTATAACAATGTTTAAGAACATTTTCAATAGCCTCTTTGCCCTCTTGGGCATGGGCGCAGATGTAGTCACGGTGACTACAGGTACTGCGGGCAATGCCGGAAACGTGGCCGCTGATCTGCAGACCTACTTTAGCGCGAAGCTACTCGAAGTGGCCGAATTAAACACAATCCTGGATCAATTTGGAGAAAAAGCCCCTATTCCTAGCAATTCTTCAAAAACCATTCAGTTTGTGCGCGAGGAAAAATTCTCCACTTCCACCACCCCCACGCAGCTCACCGAGGGTCTTCCCCCGGATGCAGTTGGCCTTACCCTCAACCAGTTCGACGCGATCGTGGAGCAATATGGGTTTTTGACCCGTATCTCGGACTTGGCTGAATTGACCGCTCTGTAAACGCTTAGCGGAATTATCTCTGAATACCAAGGGACGCCTAAAATATTCTTTTAATCTATGAGTCAAGGACAGCAAAACAACGTCTAATATAGTGTAGAAAAATATCAAGGTAATCTGAGGGAAGGGATTTAAGTGATAGAAAACCACATTAGAATCGCAGCAATTATTGACTGCGAAGGCTGGATCACTTTACAAAAGGTGAGCGGCTCCAGAGGAGTAGGATTGGTACTTACTCTAGGGGTTGGTAATACAAATCACAAGCTGACCGACTGGCTAAAAGCCACATATGGTGGTTCGGTTTATAAAACGAATCGAGAGTCTGCAAATCATAAAGACTACTATACGTGGCGTATCAATGGAACCAAAGCCAAAGACATTTTAGCTGGTGCTTTACCTTATTTTATTATGAAGGCAGAGCAGGCACAATTGGCAATACATTTTCAAGAAATAATGCACAGTAAGAATACTTACAATGAACCTTGTACTCCACAATATGTTGAATATATGTGGTCCTTGAAAAAACAATTGAATCAATTGAACCGTAAAGGAAAGGCGATTCCACCCGCAACGACTGAGCGAGATAACAGCGACGAAAGTCCTGAAGCAACAGTCTGACCTTCGGAGGAAACCCGAAGAGTTTAGCAGAAATGACTAGACCTCTCTTTGAGAGTAACAAAATTGTAAGCACCCGATTGTTCAGCGTACTATGCACCTGCTTTCTTTGCAGGCTGCAGAAACGTACGACCAGTTGATTTTCAACGTTCTCAACGCAGGTACGCAGACTTACTTCCCCAATAGCCGTTTGACTATTGCGACTGTAACGCCCACCGACCTGCCCTCCTACAACGACCTTACCGCTATCGAAGCGTCTCTTCAGACTCTCGGTGCGCGTGGTCTTGAAGGTGGCGACTATGTGGCCGTGATGGCCCCCAACGCGTACAACGCTCTGTTGCGCGATCCCGACTGGAAGGCTTCGCATCAGCTTAGCTCTCCCGACAAGATTTGGCGTGGCGAAGTTGATGCGCTGGCTGGCATCCGCTGCGTGCGGTCGAACGCACCTGGCTTCCTGCCCTACACCGGCAACGTCAACACGGGCACGTCCACCAAGGTGTACTCCAGCTTTGTGATCGGGCGTTATGCCTATCAGATCAGCGACTTGCAGAACCTCCGGGTTTATGTGGTTGCTCCTGGTGGTCAGACCGATCCCCTGCAGCAGTCCCGCAAGTTGGGTTGGAAGTTCGCTTTCAAGGCGATCATTACCAACAACAACTGGATTTACACTTACTACACGTCTGGCCTGGATTCCACGGCTCACGCCTAGTTTAACAAGTGAGGGAGGGGTTCGCCCCTCCCTTACGGAGAAATATGACAGCAAGAACCGGGCTACCCACCCGAGAGCGAAAGCATTGTAATATGGGTAAGAAAGCAAATGGGGGCATTTGCCCTCATGTGAGTTGGACATCGCAAAATTCGAGGGTGATAGAGAGTCCCACGCAGTCTATGAACTTCACAGACCGCAAGGGCACGGAATGATTGACCAGAAGCACGGTAAGGGTAACCTTTCGCCTATTCGCGGCAGTGTTCCTGCAATCGACCACGGAACGGTTCCTGGCGCCGATGGCGCTGGTGGCCCCGGTCTCGCAAGTGGCGAGTACGGTTCTGGTCCTTCTGGCAACGCTTAAGTTGCTTCGCAACTAAACAACAACACGGGGGCTGACGTTGGAAAGAATAATGCTACCCAGGTAGCCCCCTTAACTTAAAGGATACAAATGCCTAAGATTGATGTAGCTACCACAAGTAGCAAACCCGAACCTCGCGGCAAGCGTTGGGTCGAGGTTCCTGAGCAAGATATTTTTGAACTAACCTTTCCTACTATTCGCGTCAACCTTTTGGAGTTTGGCCCAGGTAAGCATTATCTGGACGCCGATCTCGCCGACTGGGTTGAGGAACGTGTTCGCGTTCGCCAGAAGGCCGACATTGCCCTTCTGCGGAAGAATCCCGACAGAATTACCCAGGATGTCATGAGCCGCAATGGCTCCAGCGGTCGCAGGGGTGGTTTTGTTGACAACCCCGACGCAGTAATGCAGGACTAATATATGGCCGATACGCCTGTTACCCCAACCATCAATATACACTGGATTCTTTATCCAGTACTGCTCGCAATCCTTTTGGGTTTGGGTTGGCTGTGGCATGACACGCAGGTTCGCGATGCGGCAATTATTCAAACAGTTGCCGCCGCGAAGGTCAATCAAGCAACAGTAGATAAGCAAGCCGACACAACTATACAGCAAGCCGACCAGAACCTGCAAAAACAGAATGCCGATCTTCAAGCCTCACTTCAAAAGGCAAAGACCACAGCACAGCAGATTGCACTAATCAACCAGAATGCGGGCACACACCTGCAAGTACAAGAACCTACAGCCAATGACCAGGCCATAAACCCCTCCCAGCAACCGGAGGTTTTGGTTACACCTGCAGATGTTCAGGTTATTGCTAAGCAGACGGTGGATTTTCAGGAAGCAGAAAATCAGGTTGCTGCAGATCAGCTAGTAATTAAATCTCAGGACTTGCAACTTACAGCGCGTGATACTACAATCGCGGATCAGAATAAAGAGATCACCATTTTGAAAGGTGGTTCTCATTGGAAACGCTTTTGGGCTGCAACAAAACACGTTGCGATTGGTGTTGCAATTGGTGTAGCTGTTGATGAAGCAGTGAGAAAGAAATGAACGTTAAAGAAGCTCTCTTAAAGTGTCTGTCTTCAAGCGATGAAGTATCCTTTGGGCGCACGATGTCGGCAATTGCCTTCTTGTCGTGTATTCTCTGGGATACTTTTTTCGTTTGTTACGCCGCATATAAACTCGATCTAACCCATATGGGTATTCACGACATCCTTCCGACTTCTGAACAGCTTAGGGGTCAGGTATGGTTCTGTGGCGCTTGTTATGGTATAAACAAAATTACCGAGATTTTTTCGGCCTTTTCAAAGAGGAACGATGCTTAAGAAACTTCAATTATTTGTTCTTGCGTTAGCACTTCCAATAAGTGCACAGACGACTCATATCTATCCGGCACAGGATACAAATAATGTTTTTACAGGTTCCAACACTTTTAGTGGTTCCTTTATTTTACCAGGTTTTACAGTTGGGAATTGTTTGGCTGTGGGGCCTGCAAACGTTGTTGT